ACACCGGTGACATGGGAAGAGTCCTCTTTCTCTTTAGGAGTTAGAGCAGTATCCGGTCCTATCTTCAATGTCTCCCAGTCCATAGTGGAAGTGAAAGACTTCTCTGCTGCATTTCGCATTTTTACACAGTTAAGGGTGAGGCACTTGTCTTCTTGAGACCAAGCTTCAAGTGTGTAGGCTGCATCAGCAGCATCAAGTATACCTTTTGCAAAGCGAGCTTCTCCGCTTGCATCAGTTTGATAGGGAGAGAATACAGTGGTTTCATACTCTTGTGCCATCGACTTCAATGCTTTACTTACTTCTATTTGTTCTGTCCAGTCGTATTGTCCTCCCCGAGAAGGCATTGCTGATCTTTTAACTTGATTAATATAATCAACAATTATCATACCAACATTACCCCTTTTGACTTTCTTGTCAAGCTCGGCTCGGATTTTTGCAAGAGTAAGAGAAGGCTCGTATACTACGTCAATTTGCCTGTCAGGTATCAGACTACAGTCAATCTTCAACTCATCATGGAATTTGTCGAAGTTACGAGTCTCTCTATAGTTCTTGAGTTTTTCTTGTCCACCCACAAATCTGTTGGCCCACCACACTGCTACTTTCTCCCACTCTACTATATTCAGATTCTTAGTCCGAATACGAGAGAAAGGTATACTAGTAGCTATGGAACAACATCTTTGTAGAATAGACCTGCTATCCATCTCAATCGTAAAATAGATAGCAGTCTTACCAGAATCGAATACATTATTAGCAAGATTGGCACAGACAATAGATTTACCTGCACCTCTCTTACCACCAACTAGTACTAAGTCCCGGGGAGAGAATTGTATATCAAAGTCATACTCTGTGTTGAGACCAAAGGCTACATACTTAGCTATATCCTCGTCAGGCTCATGCAGAGTAATCGATTGCATACTCTCTTGTGGATCTTCCAAATCAACTTTAGTCTCTATATCAAGTACAATCTCATGTAAATGATTGACAGATTCCTGTGCATCCTCAAAGGCTACAGAGTTTTCAACATAGTTTTCTAAGGAAAGTAGTATCTGTTGTTGGGCGTATTCGTTCTTTAAATACTGTAGAAGCATGTAAGGCTCAGCCTGTACTTCTATACTTTCTACAGCAAAAAGCTGCTCTTTAACAGCACCATCTCTTATCTCAAACTTTAAATCTTCAATCGTGGGAATCTTATGGTACTTCTCACAATGATTATCTATAATGGAGTAGAGCTTGTGGTACTCAGATGAAAGGTAATGCTTGTGCGTCATGCTCCAAGTTTCAAAATCTTGGAGCACTAAGACTTGCTTAATTAACGCACTTGCAATATTCAACTATATTAGCCTGCTTTTGCAGCTTTGGCCGCCCCATCATAATCAGCCGCAGTAAGTCCACGACGAGTAAGCATAGTTTTAACACCTCGAGCAGTCTTACCAATAGTCTCAGCAATAGCTTCAACAGTCATGTTACCAATATCGCTAATATCGGCAAGAGGGTCAGACGCGGAAGAAGACTTAGTAGTCTCCTGACGTGGTATGGCATCAATGTCACCAGAACGCAGAAGGCTGAGAGCCTTGCCTCGTACTGAATTTACTGAACGACCCATCACATCAGCGATAGCTTCAACAAAAGCACCGTCTTGTACCATCTTAATGAAGGTAGTTTCTTCAGAAGGGCTGTAAGTGCGAACTGCTTCTACCTTAGGAGCAGGCTTGACATGAGCAGTAAGTTCCATAGACAAAATCTTGCCTTGGATAGACTTAGGACTAAAGTGTCCGTCTTCAAACAAACCGGCAATATCAGCGTAAGTATACTCACCTGAGTTACCCGTTACAAACGCTTCAAGAGTAGACTCTTGAGTATCAGTGAACGCACGAGTAGAGGAGGCGGATGCCAGTTCTACATCAAAACCCATCTTACGCAGCTTGCTAGAAACTGAACGAGTAGAGGTTTCGAGATCTTCTGCAGCTTCTGCTACAGTTGCCTGTGATACAGGGCTTTCATCTCCGACAAAGTTAGTGAGCTGGTCGGTACGCTCATCGGTCCACTTAGGTAAAGTAGCCATAGTTATTCTCCTGTGAGATCTGAGAGATTTGTTATTATAGTAACGCCAGACTCGCGAGCCTTTCTGACTTTCGCTGATTCTATTCCACTCTCATTTATTAGAATAGTAACATCTTTTGTTACAGTTGATTTAACTTCATAGCCAAGTTCATTTAATACTGAAGTTGCTTGCGCTTTGGTTTTATAGCTGCTCAACTTTCCGGTAATACAAACTACTCCTTGGGTAGAAGTTCTTTGGGTGGGTACTACAAACTCCATGTTATGAGGTAACTTTGCAATTTTGTGGCTTTCAAATAAGAGATAGTCTAATAAACTTTCAGTGCTCTTCGGGCCGAGTCCTGCTTCTGAACAAGTATCTTCGTCAATGTCATGTAAATGTTTACATACAGTGGCAAGTTTATTTGTAGCAGTTTGTCCTATAAGATGAATACCAAGGGCAGGAAGAAGCCGGTTGAGAGGGGCACTGTGAGAATTAAGTATCTCTGAGTATATTTTTTCTGCAAGACGTTCTGACCCAAGGGCTTCAGCTATTTCATCCTGTTCCAAGTAATACAAATCATGTATCTCATAGAGGTTTAGTTTAGTGATGGAAGCTGGCCCAAGACCTTTAATCTTGAG